TTGGATTGAAGCACGTCCAAGCCCTTGAATCCGCGCATGAATTTGCCGCTGCGGTCTTTCATGACCGACACGCAGTCCTGATAAGCGCGGTTGTAGCACTGCGCCAGGTAGTAGGTCGATTTGGTGGGGTGCATGCGCCGGTAGTCAAACCACTTGGTGCGCATGAGAGCCGCTTCCTTCTTGAGCAGCGAATCGGGAATATGTTGAATCGCCAGCAGCTCCGCGTGCAGCAGGTTCAGGTCGTGCCCGTAGAAGTACCCCAGCCAGTCTGCGGGATGGGAAATTGGGGCCGGTGGCGTAATCATTAAATCAGTCATTAGTGACCAGTATAGATATAGAAGATACGCGGGGCGAAAAATCCCCGCGTATTCCCCGCATTCAGATCATTCGGTGCCGTCGTCGGTTTCGTAGGCTTCCACGATCTCTTGCACCAAGCCGGAGCGCACCACGTCTTCCTTGGTGAAGCGCACGCACTTGACGGACGGAATGTGCGACACCCGTTGGATGGCGTCCTGCAAGCCCGAAGTCCCGTGAATGTCTTTCTGACGGATGTCGCCGTTCACCACCACCTTGCAGTCATGGCCAATGCGGGTCAGGAAGAGTTTCATCTGGTTCGGGGTGGTGTTTTGCGCCTCGTCCAAGATCACGAACGCCCGTTTGAAGGTGCGACCGCGCATGTACGCCAGCGGTGCTGCTTCGATCTTGCCGGTCTTGAGCAGGTACTCCACGAAGCTCTTGCCCAGGCGCTCGTTCAGCACGTCACGGAATGGTTGCAGGTAGGGGTCGAACTTCTCCTCGATCTCGCCTGGCAGAAAGCCCAGCGACTCCCCTGCTTCGACTGCGGGTCGGGTCACGATGATTCGGTCAATGACGCCTTCAGACAGGGCTTGCGCTGCCAATGCCGCGCACAACCAAGTCTTGCCCGTACCCGCTGGGCCGGTGGCAAAGACGAGTTCGAAGGTCTTGATGGCGCTGATGTAGCGATGCTGCGAGTCGTTCAGCGGCTCGATGGGGGAGCGATCGACCTTTTCGGTCTTTCGTGGCTCAAAGAAGTCGTCCTGAGTATGGAGGTTGTCACGTTCGATGAACGCCCCCCCCTTTTTCGATTTGCGCTTGGCTGGAGCGGGAGGGGTGGTGCGGTGACGTGCCATCAGGTTGCTGCTTTCAGAGAGTAAATCCTGGCCTCGAATATACCTCAGTCATTCCTGACTTACCATATAAGTTCAGCGAATTCGTGCAGGGATTGATGCGTCAACCTCATGCGGTTCGCGGTGATACCACTTGCCGCCTGCCACTGCGAAGTCGGTGACGCTGATGTAGTCAAACGCGGTGGAGCGCGTGTGCGTGTCTACGTTGATGAGGGCAAAGCCGTTGTGCCAACGCTCACCTTCACAGTAGGACGCACTACGACGATGACCCGAGCCGAGCTGGTGCCACTCGTAGGCGCCATAGATCGGGTTGAATTCGCTCCACACTTGATGCTTATGATGGTGTCCGTTCACGCCTGGCAGACCCATGTTGCGGGCGTGCGGGAAGTGGTGACACAGCACGGTGTTGTAGTAGACCTTGTAGTTGGAAGCCAGCTCCCGTTCGAAGTCACGCTTGCTGAAGGCGGCCAAGTCAGCCTTGGCAATGTAGTTGATCTCGAACTTCTCCAGACCAAGCAGCTTGGCCACAGTGAAGCCGTGAAGGTCAGACAATACGGCTCGCAGTGCAGGCGTAGCGTCAGCCAGTTGCCGCAACAGACGAGCTTCGTGATTGCCTTCGATGAAGTCGATTTGAGCGTCAGGGCACACATCACGCAGTGGGCCAAGAATCTTTTCGTGTGCGAACTTGATGCGCCCCACTACGTCCCACTCGCGTGGGTCGACGCCGTACTTGCCGAACTCAGGCAAGTCGAAGATGTCGCCAACGAGAGAGATCACATCGGGCTGGACTCGCTGGGCCGTGTCGATGAGCACGCGCAGGTAAAAGGGGTCAATTTCAATGTCGTGCAGGTCAGAGCACGTCAGGATGGTCTTGAAACGGTTGTCATTATCACGCACGTACTTCTCAGCCCAGTCCGCACGCTCAATGTTCATGGCGCGGTAGTGGTCAACAGAAGCATGCTTGGCGATCGCACGCTCATGGGCGTGCTGCTGACGGGAGAGTTTGACTCCAGCCTGGCGCTTGAACTCTTCGAAGGTGCCGAAGTAGCGGTTCCAGGTGGACTCGGAGATGGCGCTGTGGTTGCGGAAGTAGTTGCGGGTGACGACCTTCTCGGTGTCGATCAGAGAGATGCGTTGCAGCTCCTCGATGCACTCTTCTGGCCCCCAGTGTTCCATGAACTTGGAAGCATCTTCAGAAAGCGGGTTCTCAGAGACACTGGCTCGTTGAATCAGCTTCGGCGAATGCGGGTCGGATTTTCCCATCGTGCGAATGAAACCCGCCTTGTTGCGAACGGTCTTGATTGAAATGCCAAGCACCTTAGCCACGTCTGCGACCGAGGGGTATTTCTCCAGATCGTTGTACGCCTCTACAAACTCTTCGATGTTGTGTTCTGATACTGCTGCCATTTTTACTCCATTTGCTGCTTACACAATCATTGCCACCATGTCCGGTTGCATGTTCTTTTTAAACTCCGCGATGCGCTCTTGAAGAGCGAGTTTCGCCTTACCGTTGACTTCCAGAGTGATGTGATCCATATCGCTCTGGTCGGCCCATTGATTGCACTTGTGAACGTCCCAGAACCAGCCGGCTGATAGCGCGGCATACTGGGGTGTTGACAGCAGACTGGGGTTGGCTACGAAATCGACACCGAGTCCGGTGCCGCACTTGCGGTAGTTTTCTTCCCATGTCAGTTGAATCAAGCCTCTGCCATGAAACCCATTGTAGAGTTTCGCACTGAGGGCTTTTGGGTTTTTGATGTACGGGGTCGCTTCAGCGGGTGATTTGAAAGCCCGTTTGAAGATTGATGCAAGTCGTTCGGGGCTGGAGTAAAACAAGCCCTCTTCCGTTGCGGTGAGCTTGGCCGATTCAACTTCGATGGTGGCCAAGAAAGCGGCGATGCGCTTGGGGGTGTTGATCTCGTAACGCACCATTGCCACCACCAGCGCATCGTAGAACTTGTCAGTGTTCGCCGATGTCGCTTCGCACGCCAGCTGGACGTACTTTTTGGTGGGAATCATTTACGCAGCTCGTTGTAGGCGTCGATGCAGGTGTTCAGTTGCCGGATGGCGTCGTCGCCGTCGATGGCGATGCCGATAAGTTGCTCCGCAGTCGAATCATCAAGTTCGGCTCGCGCTTCGTTGCGATCTCCGGTGGCAGGGGTGGAATCTGGGCTGGCTGGTACGGGACGCACGTTGACGTACAGGCGCTCAGTGCCAGCACGAACAGCGGCACGATATTTGTCATTCGCAGCTTTGGCATTGTCTTTCTCCTGTGCCAGTTGAGTTGCCAGATCATTGATCGTGGCGACGTGTTGTACTTCCTTCTTGCGCTCTACTTCGTTACGCTTGGCAATTTCGACCTGCATGTCCAGATCGCGCTCGGCGAAGCCTTTGTGATGCCCAACAAAGTAGCTGGCCGCGATTGCGCACAGGCAAAGCACCCAGAGGTAGCGCTTGATGGTGTCGAGTGGATTCATGCGTGCACGCGCTTTTTAGCGGGTGTCTTTTTGACCGGCACCTTCTTGGCGACAACCTTCTTGGCAGGCGTCTTCTTAGCGGGTTCGGTACGCTTTGCTGCCGTAGCTGCGAGAGCGGCTACAACGCTGGTTTGTGCAGCTTTGCGCGAGGCGGCAAACTCTTGATGCGCCATCCACATATACCCACCGCAGATGATGGCGACCGAGTAGTCCTTGAAGGCCCAGGTCGGCAGACCGAAGACTGTGCTTGTGGAGCCGGTCATCAGGAAGTGAACACACTCCACCCCTTGAGCCAACATTCCGATGGCCATGACGATCAGGCCGATCTTGTGCCATGAGGGGTAAAAGCGTTGATGTTCGCGGAACAGACCCAGGACGATAACTGCAACGCCGATGATGTCGGCAATCAGTACGCTGGCGTACAGAAGTGTTTCTCGCATGACTTCTCCTTACTTGCGTGTAACTTTGCGGGGTGCGCGGGTGGCGCTGGCCTTTGGTTTAGCCGGCGTGCGACGACGAGCTTGTTTGACCTCGTGCGCAACTTCCAAGATGTCATCCGTCTCGCGGTGATCGAAGAAGTTGGCGATGAAATTGATGAGGCCGACCGATGCGACACCCACCACGAAGCCAATGCCCAGGGCTGTGTCCATGTCTGCGAAGTCCATACCGAGGTACTTCGCGACCATGCCGCCTAGCGTGAACGAGCCACCAACGGAGATGCCCCCGATGATGGCGCCCGCTGCGAGCTTGCCGTGCTGTTTGATCTTCTCGGGTTGCCAGAAGACGCTCACGCTCAGACCCCCGATGAGTCCGGCGAGTGCCGACAGGATTTTGCCGATGACAAAGCCTGTGCCGGCCGTAGCTGTTGAGATTGGTTCTGGCATTGTGCCCCCGTAGTTATGCGCTCACCCGTGACTTACATCAGGGTGCGATATTTGTAGATGGTGTGGAGGTACAGCCCGCAGATTTCGTCGATGATGTTTTGAATCGGCGTGTCTTTGACAGGGGCGATGAGATAGCGATTGGCTTCGATCCAATCGAGCTGCTCTTGCAGAAAGGTCAGTGCGTCTTGGCTAGGCTTGTCAACCGTGTCCAGCGAAACGTCCTCGATCAGACCGTTGCGGCCTTGGTAGACTTCGGTGAACTTGTCAGCCAGCTCTACGATCTCGTCGTAAAAAGCTTCCAGAGAGAGGTGACGCGACAGGAAGGTTGTCCGAAGGTGTTCGCGGTGCGCGAAATTACGGGCAAAGAACATCAGAGCGATGAAGTCAGCGGCTTTAGACATTAGTATTCCTTCGGGACAAACGACAACAGGCGGTATTGTCCACCGCCTTTTGCTCTATGTCAAGTCAGTGGTGACTTACGCCATGCCTAGCATGGAAATGGCCACACTGCGGTGGAAATCATCTTCTGACACCGCTTCCCACTCGTCAGGGACGGCAAAATCCATTGGAATGTAGGCAAATACCAAAGTATTGCTCTGCATTTTAAAGTAGCGATCTGCCACTTTTACGATTGCGACGCCATCTTTATCCACTTGCTTGAGTGGTGCGTCTTTAGCTGCCGTGTGAATGCCTCGATTCGACGTTGCGACAGGCGTTTGAGGTGCTGCGGGTTTGGTTGCCATTTTGTTTCCTTTTGTCAAATTCTATTCGATTTCAATAACGGCTGTCTTGTAGTTCAGAGTCGAATCTTGGCGCTTAATGCGCTCAAGCAGCTCCAAACCCGTGCATTGCTCGACTTCTGGCACATCGGAAATTCGAACAAGCCATACTCGAGCCGCCTTAACCAGATCAAGCGTAAATGGTGGAGGATTATCATAACGATATGTGCCGCCAATACATCCGATCACGTTTGCGTAGCCTTCGGACAATCTTTCACGAAGGGCCATAGTCACTGTCTTGCGCGGCAACTTGCAGAAGTCTTCCACGCAACCATACGCAAGATCGGCCGAAGACTGTGTGTCCACAATCTCACACGTTTCGAAACTCTCCAATAGAGGGACGATGCTGTCGTACAGTTTCGGGCTGCCTTGAACAATGTAGGCAACATCTTTGGCTGTTGCGAGCCTTACGTGTTTCAAATATGCGAACACAATCTCAGCGGCCTGAGCCGGAGTCTTTCTCGTTCCATCATCATTTCGCCATGCGTTTACACAGACGACACATTTCTTCGGAACGTCGCCGTGCTTTTGCAGCGTCTCAAATTCTGACGAGTGAAGGAAGGTGTAGCCCTCCGCAATCAGCCTGTCAAACCCAGCAGCGGCACAGTTGTAGTCGTTGCTTGTTTCCAGTGCTCTTGGGTTGATGTATGCCGCGCTAACGAACACGCCATCACCCCGAATAGCTTCTAGAAACTCTGAAGATATTGCCGCATTGACTAACGGCACACCAATGATTCGCATTAGGCGGCCACTGTAATTGGAATGACTTTGCTCTTGCGCGTTGTTGCTGCAACCTTCCAAAGATTTTTGCGATCTTCGCGTTGCGGCCCGTCAATCGTCAAGGGAGCAAACCCTGTCAGAAACTCCATACCTGCTGCGAACACCGGAACCGCGTCCGAGAACGCGTTGTCGCAGGATGTCTCCCACAGGGGGCCTTCCAGATACATGCAGGAACCGGAGCACACCTGAAGCATCGGGCACTTGGGGCACTCTTCGCGCTTTGACCAATGAGTCGAAGTGGTGAGCTTGGCGCTCTTGATGTCAGATACGTGCCCGATTTTGTGTGACTCTCCATTTGGCGCCACGCTCACCGCGCTCACGTTCTGACAAGTCAAAATATTGCCCTTCAGGTCTACCGCGATATTGTCAGAACGATCCATGCCGCACTTCTGGCCCAGCGAGGATGCTGGACGAGCAGTGCGAATCGAGTTGATGAATGAGGCCACCTTGGACGTGACGCCACCGAAGTTGGACGCCATGCCGCTTCGGATTTCTGCGAACGCGCGATTACGGTAGTCCGCAAACTCGTCC